AGTATTAAATAACAATAAATACTAACTAACAACAAGTACTACTACTCTTAATAAATAAAAGAGAGGAAATTTAAAATTTCTAATATATGGATTTGAAAGGGGGGTGAATGGTGTTAAGAGCACTAGAGGCGTTTATATCTGCGTTTATCTTGTTTGTGTCGATATTTATATTTTGGGCATCGCTTTACTGGTATTTTGATGTTCTTCGTTTCCGTGAATTTTTTAAGGAGATTTGGAAATGTTACGAAGAATGGAAAAGAGAAAAGCGTGGCAAGTAATCCGAAATTTTCTGAGCCTAGCATAACTAGGAGATTTGCAGTGAAAATTATCGAGAAGAGCATATAAAAGGCTTCGTTGAAGAATTTATTGATTTTTTTACCAATGTTCGGTATTTCAATCAGAATAACTAAGATAGAAGCGGAGAGTATGAAAGCGACCAGAATTGCGAGCAAGGATTGTTGAAAATTTTGTGTAATGTCAGAAAGATCTAGTTGGTATTTTGTAATCGAGAGTAACAGTAACTCTAAACCTATACCAGCAGAAATTAATAGGAGATTAAACAAAGTATTTGGTATCTTGCGCAGTATCGTTTTCATAGTGTACCTCTACTAGATTTTTCTTGATTATAGCATGATTGTATTAAAAAACCAAGGGCAGCAAAAAAGCACCTGACGGCAATCAGGCGCATGACAAAATTATTCAAGAAAATTATACCACGAAAGGAGCAAAAATGGAAACAGTTCAAATCGTGAGAATTAAAGATGTGATCATCGAGAAGATTTCTGCAAACGATGAAGAACTAGAGCGCATCTTTGGATGTTCAAAAAGGCAAGCGGGAGACATGAGGCGAGAGATGAAGAAATTGCCTAGTCAGCAAAAGCACCTCAGAAATGATGGTCAGCTTGTCACAATCAAAGGGTTTGATGCCTACCTGCAATACAGAGGCAGTCAGTCATGGAAGAAAGAAATCGCTAAAACCGTTAAGATGACACGATAATAAATATTAACTATACAACAATCTTTTCATAATTAGAAATAACAGAGGAGTTAAAAAATGAGTAAAAAATATGAATTAGTAGTCGATGACACAATAACATTATGGGGGTGGAAGCTGTTTAGAATTAAAGCTTTAATCAGATTTGGGAGTGTGGATGCTGGAGACCTTGGCGGATATGTATGTACAGAAGATAATTTAAGTCAAGAAGGCGATGCTTGGGTATGGGGCAATGCCAAAGTATGGG